TGCACTGTGCAAATTAAGCGAAAGCGATTGGACAGCCTTAGAAAATTTAGTAGATATGATTTCAGACAAAAAGTAAAAAAGAGCCAAGGGCAATGCGCAGACCCTTGGCTCTTTTCCTATTTTAATAAGTTACTTATGTATGCATATATGGTTTTTAACCAATGCAAATTTTCGCATTTTTCGATAAGTTTAATGATTTCATTTTTGTAGTACTCTTTTCCCAACCTAAAACCCCCAATCATATGCCCTATGTAGCGATACAGATATTATAGAACGTGTGTTCGGCATAGTCAATCCCCAATTATGGGCGGAGCCATGCCAAGCCCCACCCATGCCAGAACTTGAAGCGTCCTTTCGGACAAGTCCATAGTATCACTGCAATATGCATGATTTCAACATTTTTCGGTCGCAAGTTTCGACAGAAAATGTCATTGCAAAGAAGCGGAAAGCTGTTTCTCAATCTCTTCTTGCACTTTTGCGCGCCAACGCATCGGCACTTCATCAATCGTCATTTTCTTGTCTACCAGAATACGTCTCACGTAGAATTTAACCATATCCTACACCTCACTTTCTGCGGCAATGCTTGCCAGTTCTTCGATTGCTTCTGCGTTTGCTTCGTGTCCTGCTTTAAGCTCATCAATTGCCTTTTCCATTTCCGTCTTGGTTCTCAGATTAACGGTTACTGTATATGTACCATCTTCTGTGCCACTATCGTCCGTATTAGGAATATAAGAAAATCCCTCGCTCTTCAAATCTTCATACTCACCGGAAGTCTGATCATTGTGTGTAAATGTGACCTTTGAGATGTTCTCTTCCGAGAAGGCATCTGTGATTGTCTTGATTCCGTCAAAATCTTTCGACTGAATCTGAATATTGCCGAGACTCGCTCCTTCGGCGATCTCGAACTCTGTTTTGTTTTTCAAAATAATTTTGTCCATAATTTTTCCTTTCTATGTGTAAATTTACGGGTTACTAAACTTATTTAAACGGCAGTTTAAATACTGTATTTTATGCGATTAAAGAAACAAAAGATGCGAACAACGCTGACCCTGGAATTGCACGTATGCCACCGAACAGCAATTATGATACTTCTACCAATAATCCGTTTCCAAATTTCCACACTATACTTTTAACAATTCCATTTGTTGAGCAGGTGGTGGCTATGCGGTTCAAATAGGTGTATCTATAGCTTCACAATACAATGGAAAATTAGCCGTTCGTGCCAAAGATTTGGGAAATTGGCAGGATTGGAATGTTATTTCTTAATAATACTCTTTCCGGAATAAAACTAAACATCGTATAGAATAAAGTCCCTATCCCAAACTTGTACAAAACAAAAAGTAGTACTTCGTGGAGTTGTAAGCAACCCAGAGCTATAGTATAAAGTTTCTAAGCCATTCCACGAAAATATTATAAGTGTGTAATCGCCAACATTTTTAAAAGTTGTTACGTTCTTAGATATCAAATTATAGAATTTATCTTCTATTGTGTTGATTTTGTATATCCCACAACCACCAGATACTTGCGACGATGAAGACCAATTATCAATAACTTTTCTGAATTTAAAATTATTTAAGTCATTTAAACTGCCGTTTAAATCACTTAACTGTTTTGCAAGTGTACCATCCAGATTCGGATTTGCCTGTCGTGCATCTAATGCAAACCCGGTTTCTGTTGTTACCTGGTTATTTACAATACTTTCAGGTTGCAGTGCAGTTCCGATTTTATCCTTTAATGTATCTGCCAATTTTATGACGTTTTTCGCTTCGTCCAATGTAATTGTGGTTCCATCCAAGTTAATGCTAAGCGTTCCACTCTCATCTACGCTCATGCTTTTTCCGTCCGGTTTTACAATTCCGGCTTCCTCTGTTGTTGCAATTGCGCCAACACCGCCAACAATCGACTTCGACCAATATTCTGCGTTTGTGGGTAACGTCCCCTTCGGCACAGCTTTTTTTGCTATGAACATTGTGTTATTATATGTTACCTCATCAAGTCTCTTATACTCCGACTCTGCGCTCCAATCGCCCTTTGGCACAATTGCTACTCTTCCTGCTATAGCCATTTAAGCCACCTCCCAGTTTAAATTTCCGTCATTGTCAACGACAAAGTTATATGCTGCATTGTCCGTGTAAATCAACTCCCCATCCTCGTTCACATCAAATTCTGTCATTGTGAGTTTCTTGTTAATCTCGCTTTCGATTCCCTGCACCCTGTCTGCGCTGTCCTTGGCATCTGTGGCAGATTTTGCCGCCTTGGTTTCGGATGCTTTTGCATTAGTTGCAGAATTTACAGCCTTTGCAGATTCCACTTTAATATCTGCAAGATAATCCGGGCGCAGATGCTTTTCTTGGATACTTCCCTCTTTCACGATTGCGGACACCTTACCGTCACTTCCGATTGCAAATGTGATCGTATCAGAGTCCAAGAACTCATACTCTGTAATCAAGGATGATAAATCCACGTTCTGCACCGTGCCATCGTCCAACGTGATAATCAGTTGTTGTGTCTGCGGATTGTACTTGAAGTTGACCGCCAACTTTTCCAACTTGGTATCAATGACCGCCTTGGAACCATTCATCTTAACGACCGTCAGCGTTCCGTTGGATTCATCCCAAAGGATTTCCTTTACAAGTTCGTTAGCTTTGGTCAAGTCAACTTTCGTGGTGTCGAGTGCGCACACACGATCGTCGATTGCATCAATGCCGCCCTCTATGTTGTTCAGCCTATTTCGATTAATTGCGGTCTTTTCGCTTGGAAGGTTCTCCCAATATTCGCGGCTATAGATTTTCTGATATGCCATCTAATCACTTCCTTTCTAATGCGGATAATCGTTGCTCAAAGTCTTTCATCTGTTCGCTCAATTTTTTGTTCTCTCGCTCTAACTCTTCGATTTCCTTTTGTTGCTTTTGAATCATCTGAATGTGCATTGCATGAAGATTTTCCTTGTCAATTTTCCATGTCTTTGAATCTCCGTGAATTGCTTTTTCATCCTCTTCGGCATCTTCTTTTAGTACAAGCCCGCTATCGGACAATCCGGCATCCTGTAAAATCTTCTCTAAATCCTGCGCAATTAAACCAAACTGTAAGCCTGTGTGCTGCGTGATATATCCGGATTTCCATGTATACTCAACCGGGCGCATTGCCATATAAACGCTTTTAATATCCCTTAATGATTGTATATTATTTTTCAGCCTTTTATCGGAACTCGGAATAGAAATCAAAAGACCCTCGATATCCAAGGTGCTTTCCCTTGAACCAAAATCAGACATTTTATTAAAGTGTCTGGGCGAATACTTGGTTGTAGAGCTATCATTAAGTGTATAATCTACATCTGTAAAATACCCACTTGGCAATTCGCTTTTGGTTGCGTAGTCGCTCAGCGAATTGTCAACATAACTTTCAGTTGCCAAGTTTTCCTCGTTTGAATCTGTTACAGTGCCTAGGTCAATGAGTATGTTTTGCAGCATGGGTCTGCCTCTTCCGTCAAGCCCAATAATTGTAAGGTCATCACTGAGCGCTGTCGAATTAAAGTTTAGCGAATCGATTATTGTTACTCGTCCAGCTCCATCAAGTCTGAAGTTGTTGCTTTCGACTATGAGCCTGTTCCCACGAAGCATAATCTGGTCTGCGCTGGCATTGATCATAGAAATAACTTGGTCGTTCTCATCTCTGCCTAACTTCAATTCCAAGGATGCGTCCAATGCACCCTCTGCCTTTTGCGCACGATTGACTTCTGCGACAATGCTTTTTGCGGTCTGCTCAAACTTGGTATTTGTCTGTTCCTCTAAATCCTCATACGTGGATTGAAGATGGTCTGCGTTCCTCTCTAACTTTCCGGTACGTCTTTCCACGCTTTCAAGCGTATCTCTGATAGAATTAACCTTTGCAGAGTGTGTCTGCGTGCCCTGTGCCGAGATTGAATCTCTCTTGCTTTGTACTCCGGTTAAGGTTCTTTGCAGAATGTACGTTTCAACAATCTCTCTCGTGGTATTGAATCGGATTGGTTCCCCAAGTGTCAGACATGGATTTCCGACACAGGTGCAACTTTTAATCGGTGTGTATGCCGCCTGTGCCATAATCGGCAATAGGTTATTTGCAATCCGTTCCAACTCTGCTCCGGTCTTGTCTGATACAAGAAAGTTTCCTGTAATCGAATAGTTGTTTCCGGCAGTTCCAACAATAGCACCGGCATTATCTTCACTTGTCTTGATTTCAAGCTGTGTGATTGCCTTGCTTTGGAAATCCTCATAATCAAACGTGATATAGTGTCCGGTCATGGACTCTGTGTTTGCATCAGACGGAAATAAATTGTCAGACGGAAATAAATCTTCTGCCGGATAAAGTGCGCTTGTGATTGCTTTCAGAAAGACATACTCAAACTTGCCATTCCGGTTGATATTACCAAAGCATCCGTTAATCTCACAGATTGCCGTCACAACCGTTTTTCCGCTGATAGCGGACTCTTCTGTGACTGCGCTTGAATCGTCCGTCTGTGTGGCTACAATCGTCTTATTGACCGTCATGGAATCATTGACAAGGCTCGTTTCGACTTGCGCAATTCCAAGATGCGCAAAAAAGCTATCGCGGAACTGCCTAAGCGTCATTGGAAAGCTAAGTCCTGCATACCAAGATTTTACATCCGTATTGATAATGTCGTACATAGCGTCATATGCCGTAATCTGCCGTTTCGTTCGGTCGGCCGTAGGAACATCGGATGCAACCTTAAAAACTCCGTATGGCATCGGATTTTCGCTATCTCCGTCGATTGTTTCTTCGATAGAGATTGTCTTTCCAATAATGTTTCCTGCGGTGTTCCGCGCTGTGAATTTTACGCAATTCGCTTCGCACGCTCCAAACTTTAATTCAGATTCCGAACAAAGGCTTTCTTCAAGTGCAAACGTACCGATTTCAAGCATCGAATTGTCTATCTTCTGATTCGTTCCAACAACAGATATGACCATCTGCTTATCTGTCGCGGAATCCCAATACTTTTCTTTCAAACTGCTATTTATCATATACACCACCTACAAACGAAAATTTGATTGGGTCATATTTTATCTTCCCATGTGCCACAGAATAGAACGTTGGCTGAATATCAGCGATATATCCGTACTGTGTCACATATCCGCGCTTCTCCGGCACGTATGCCGTGATATATCCACCGCGCTCCTTTGCCTTAGTATAGTTCTTTTCGATATTCTTCCAAAAATCATCAAACTGCTTTTCGGTCAGCATGGCTTTGGTTTCAAACTCAACCTTTAAGGCTTTCAATTCCACGGCATCACGATGCTCATATCCGTTTTCATCCGTCCATGGGTCTTTGTCCTGCATGTTTACATAGGAACTAAACGTGTCCTGCTTTATTAAATTGTTCGGTATGGTATAATTCCCAAACTTTACTAAATATCCGCCATATCCCATCGTTTACCTCCTAAAAATGGGTATAAAAATAGCACCTACCGTTTGGTAGATGCTATCCATTTGATTAAATTTTAAGCTACTACTGATTCCCATTCAGATTTCAGCTTTTCTACATCGTTTTCAAAAAGTTTGCAAGCGATTTCGTACAACTGCGGAATCATTCCCATTTCCCTGTCGATATAACCCATCTTGTTTCTTACTTTGGGTTTGAGTGCACACCCTTCCATCCTTGATTTAAGGTTGCAGTGATATTTCCTTTCAAATTCTCCATAAAGCAACGAATAGCGTTCTTGATACTTTCCATCCGCACCGAAACGGACAATCTGCGTTATCCGTTGTCTCTTGGTCGCCAAGTCAATATCATCAACGAGTCCGATAATAACATCTTCCTTATGGATGATTTCTTTCTGCTGTCTTTTAATGGTTTCGTTCTGCTCTCTAACAGTTTTTAATGTCTGTGAAAATATCAGTTTAGTGTTTTCATCTGCATATGGTAGGTAAGTAGAAATAAATAATTCATCATTATTGACATACCCACCTGTTTTACGGATTGTAGGGAGAACCTCGGATGTTACCCAACGTTTGAACTTATGAAGTTTTTCTTTTCTTTCGTTTATAAGGGAGTCGTTTTGTGACACACCCTTTGCTTTCTGTGGTTGCATCTGAAAGAGCAAGGAATACAAACCGCTTTCATTAACAACCGTCATTCTTTGTTTTCCACCGGGAGTATCAATTTGTGACACACCCTTATCAGAATCATCAATATTTGAAAGGCTTCTTCTGTAATTCGTATCTCCAAATACTTCGCATATATCCTTTCCAACAAACCATGGTTCATCATCGACCATGACCATTCTGATCTGTCCGAATATTGGATTCTCAAATACCTCAATGCTGTTTTGAATCTTAAGCATAAGTTGTGATTTTTTCATTCGTGTCTACCTCCATACATTTTTATCTGAATAAAAAAGAGGAAGCCACTTGTGAAATCACATTGGTTTCCTCTTTCGTACAGTATGGCGTTCAAGTAAGTAATCCGCATCTTCACGGATAAGGTTGTTTCCTTAGTAATAAGGATAGACTATTTTCGATTTTGTGTCAATCCGATTTTGGAATTAAAATAAGCCGTGTTTCCACGGCTTATACTTTTATTCTTCTGCCACTATTGAAAATTTTACTTTTGAATTTCCATAATAGCTTGTACTGTATTCTGTGTCAAAAACATTCGTGTCCATAGGCACTTCAAAATATATTGAACCTTTAGTTTTTTTACCCGGACTAAGCGTTGTGTCAAATGTGCTGTCTATGTAATCAACAGCATAATCGTCTGCGTATGCCGAAAAATCATATCCAGAAATGTCTTGATCTTCATCTGATATATTTTCAAACTCAAAATCTAGTTTCATAAACGCATTTCCATCATCAGGACTTTGATACGCAACATCGTCCAATGTTAATTTTGCAGATGAAAATGTTATTATCAAGTCATTAGTCTCAACCGAATCGCCTAATGTGAAGTAGTCATCGTATGAATCGGTCGATTCTTCCGTTTCATCGTCCAATACTTCCGCATCTCGATTGTTTTCAACTTTTTTAGGTTGGTCTGAATCACTTTCGTCAAATACGAGTGCCGCAAAAATAAAAATAATTATCGCAACTATTGAACAAGCCAGACCCGCAATTGCAGTTCCATGCCCTTTCCATTTTTGCGTAAGTGCAATAATTGCGCATACAAGACCGATTATTGCAGGAACTACACCTATCGCAACACACGCTAACAAAATGCCTGCTATTCCGCACACTAAAGATGCAATTCCCCATCCACTTTGTTTCATGATCAAATTCCTCCCAAAAATCCTTTAACTCATTTCAGTAATCCAAAAGAATCTGTCACGTAGTAGTCGGAATCTTCCGAGTCCTCATTCCAGACAACTAGGGATAGTTGTATGTTGTCAATATTCTTTATTGGCAAGCTCACAATGTTATCATCCATTGTCCACCACGTTACATAGGCTTTTTTATGTGGAGATAGATCTTGATATAACACTCCTTCTGCCATAACATCATTTACTGATGATGTGTCAGAATTAACCGTAATATTATTGTCTGTAATATTTTCGATTGTCAAGCAAGCTATAAGTTCGTCCGGATATGTTCCCTTCTTTAGCCCTGTAAAGTAAACCTTAATGCTCGAATCTTCGTATGCAAGTCTGTTGATTTTCTCTTTCACACTTACTTTGCAAGACATCACTTTCTTTCCAACTTTAGCATTGATCGTTGCCGTTCCGGATGATACTGCCGTAACAATTCCGCTTTTACCTACCTTTGCAATGCTTGGTTCGGTTGAACTCCATTTAACTCTTGCTTTTGTTCCGGTAACTTTCAATTTCTGTGTTTTCCCAACATAAAGCGAAATGGCTTTCTTGTTTAATTTGATAGTTGCCGCCTGCACAGTTTCCTGTACCCCAACAATGTTCTGCGTTGCTACGCTTGTTGTCAGCATTGAAATCGATAATGCTGCTACTGTAAAAAATTTTTTAAACCTTTTCATATGTAACCCCTTTCCGGTGAACAATGCACCCTTGTCTATGATTTTTATGTATTGTACCACAGACAAGAGCAAAAGTCACTAGATTACACCGGGAATGGTGACATTCCGGTACGATTAAAATACTCTTGTGCACTTTGTCGTGTGCTGTCAAAGATAACTTTTCCGTCAAGCACAATCTGTACCGGCTGACTTCCGGATGATGTTTTCTGCCCTCTCATTGCCGCCAACACTGCTCGATATACTCCGTCTGATACAGATTGCACGATCTGGTCGTTATTCATTACTGCTGTATGACCGCCAAGCGTTCCGACAAGTTCCGGGCCCGCTTCTCTCGCAACGAACATCTGCCCCATGTTTGGCAATCCACCGACTGCGTATTTCTTAATCGGTTTCCAACTTCCACCGGAAAATACGCCGCCATCAGCTTTCTTTGTACTCTTTCCTGTAAGTCTAGCCGTGAAGTCTAATACTGCATTTTTAATTCTGTTCACAAAAGAGGTTATGAGTGCAGTGAATCCACCAAGTCTTTTGTTTGCAGGCTTTATATTATCAGTTACCCTCGTCAGAGTGCCTGTAAAGTGATCTAATGTCTTATCACTTCTTTTAATCTTGTCCTTATTTGCAATAAGCTCCGCGGTGTAATTGCTTACCCTCTTGTATTTGTCAGGTATTTTATCTTTGTTTCCTGTTAAACTAGCCGTGTAATTTCCCAGTGTTTTATCACTTGACTTTATCTTGTCCTTATTTTTGGATATATTTGCAAGATAATTGCTTAAAGATTTATCTCCCAGCTTAATCCCGTCTTTATTGCTGGATAAGTTAGCTGTATAGTTCTTTAAGGATTTATTTTTAGCCGCTATATTATCTTTATTCTTTTCTAAATCAGCGGTAAAACCTTTTAATTTTTTATTTTTTGCGGACAGTTTGTCCGATGCGGATGTAATTTCCGCCGTAACAGAAACCTTTCCCTTTCCATAATTTTTTTCACGATTTGCAACAATCTTTGAATAGTTATCCCGCATTTCTTTTGTTCCAGAATATGCATTTTTTTTCACCTTTCCTTTTCCTAATTGGCTCAAAGGTGTTTTGATCGTTGTCTTTTTTCCGTCTAATCCAGTAGTAGTTGTTGTTTTACCAAACATTGTGTCAATGTTAGTTTTAAGTTTCTTAATTCCTTTCTTCATAGAATCACTTTTTTCAACAAAAAACTTTCCAAGAGAAATTCCAACCGAAACCGTTACTCCGGCAAGCGCAAAATACGGATTTCCGCCTGACATATAAAATGCCGCTCCACCAGCCGCCAATGCTTCTACAACAGAGGATGTAAAATCTGTCTTTTTTTCAGACAATTGAAAACCTATAGTTGCAATAAACGCCGCCAATCCAAGACCGTTGAGTTTGAAAGTCTTTCCACCTTTTCCGCCTTTTCCTCCGCTTGTAAACCCTAGTATAGAACAAAGCGCAGATGAAACTATAGGCGCAAGTTTTCCACCAGAAAACATGAGAATTGTAGCCAAACTCTTTGGTGTTAAATTTGTTAGGAATGTTTTTAATCCATTAAAAATATCTTTCCAACTCAAATCATCAAAGAAGCCGTGAACAAACTTCCAAAATCCATCAACCCATCCATTGATAGCTTCTGCGCACTTTTTCCATTTGAATTTTTTGAAAAAGCGATTGAATCCATGTGCTATGTTATTGCCAAAAGTTTCAAACTTAAATTTATCCGTAAATCCTTTTGATGCGAATATTGCAGTATTCAACGCTCCTGCAATCACATCTGCGGTTGCAGTAAATACGCTATTTCCCTTTTTATCTTCTGAAAACAAACCATTGAGAAACTCCGCAAGCCCTGTTCCGAAGCCGGACGCTTTAGCGTATATTTTATCCCATTCAATGCCACCAACGGCTTTTACAAGGGCTTTTCTTATTTCAATTCCAAGTCCTTCAAGGTCTTTGATATTACTTACGAAATCCTTGTAAATCGTGTCTGTCTTAACCAGTTTTCCGATATCTCCGCCACCGGAACCGCCAGAACCAGAACCGCCACCACTTCCACTTCCACCACTTCCAGAACCGGAAGTGTTGTCTTTACTCTGCTTTGAAATAACCTTTAATTCATCAAATGCACGCGTTGCCTGTTGGATTTCCTTTTTTGCTTTCTTGGCATTTTTTGCGATACCTCCTGTGTTTTTCCCTGCGCTTCCTGCGGCATTACTTAAATCGTCCATGCCATCAGACGCGCTTCCAATATCATCAGCAAGACCGCTGATTCCTGCTCCTTTGCTTGCTTCATATCTCCATCCAAAGATAGAACCTAAAGCATTTGTTACCATTTCCGCAAAAGAAATCACCTTCTGCAGAACTGCATTAAGTACCTTAATAAACGGCTTAAATGCATTGATTAAACCACCACCAACGACCGCTCCAAGTGCCTTGAAGTTCTCTTTAAGCATGGTTATCTGGTTATGCCATGTATCTGCTGTACGTGCAAAGTCTCCGGTGATATTGGTTGTATGCGCAAGCACATACTGATAACGCAACATGGCTTTTTGAGCCTGCGTCATTGAGGAAATGTTCGCATCAAGTCCTTGCTTTAACGCCCATTCCTTTAATGTTGCCTGTGTCAAGTCGATACCATAACGCCGCATAGGTGCCGTAGTACCGGAAAATACAGATTGCAGACTCTTGGCAATATCTTCTTGACTCACATCATAGAATGAAGCCATATCTCCGGCTAATTCTGTCAACCGGATAGACATTTTTGCCATCTGCCCCTGTGGAATATCAAGGGCTGTTCCCATTGCTTGGAAACGGCTTGCAAACTGTTTCGCGGACAGTTCGGACATACCAAATTTTTCAATTGATGTTTTTGCGAAATTGTTAATTAGGCTTTCATACTGCCCGAATGTCTGCCTTACAACGTTCTCAACCTCTGTCAGTGAGGATGATATGTCAATGGCGTCTCCAAGTAGCCTAAATCCGCGAAATAAAGCCCAATACGTTGCATACACTTTTCCGATTGCAGACGCAAGGGAAAACGACTTCTTTGCTACAACGGATGCACTTGAACTAAATCCGCTAAATGAGCTTGTGATGCTTTTTGCCGCTGTTCCTGCCGCTCCACCGGTACGTGATAATTTTGCCAATGCGTTTGTCATGTCAATAATATTCCGGCTTACGCTAGGGGCTTTCGACAGTTCGGACATAAGCTGTCGCATTGCCGTGGCAAGTTTCGGTATATTTTCAATTGCCTTGGTGGAACTCTGGTAACCAAGCTGTTTGATTGCAGATGCAAGGTCGGTCAGACCCTTAACAGATGCTGACATTCCAGAAATCCCTTTTAATGCACTGGAAATCTGACGCATAGAACCAGCTGCGGCATTAATCTGCCTGCTGTTGATAGAGCCTAATTTGCTTACATTTCTTGCAACCGCAGAAAAAGTCCGTGTATCAATTCCACGCATTGCCGTCATTGCCCCTGCAAGTCGGTTTACCCCTGTGGAAAGACTATTCAGATTTCCGGTACTAAGTCCAGAAAGCGCGGAAGATAATCTCCCAAGCCTTGTCACAAGCGCATCTATCTGACCGCTTGCCTGTTGCGCCTGCGCTTGGATTTTTATTTCAAGAGACTCTAATTCCATTTATCCACCAACTTCCTATAACTTTTTTAGGTTAGCGGCTATCTTCCACATTGATAGCCGGTTAAAAAGGCGGCAGGATTTGACCCCTACCGCCCTTGAATTACTTTTTCAGTTTTCCCTTTTTTAGAAGAGAAAGCATTTTCGAATTTTCCTCTGATGTAAACTTAAAATTGGAAAATCCGTTCTTTTTTGCGATTTCCGCACGATGTTCTTTCGACACATCATCTTCCCCAACCGCTTTTAATGCTTCAACGATTGAACCGGAATTTCCGGTATACTTCGGATAATACTTGGTTTTGCATTTCTTTGCGCCTTTTACAACAATAACTGTGTGCCCTTTTATGCGTGTCACAAGAATATCTCCGTTGTGAAGAACAAACCCGGCATGATAAGAACCCATATCATCAAACAAACCGGATTTCAGAATTACCGGTCGTTCATTGGATGTATTAAAATCCCCCACATCCTTACCGGATGCATAGATAATACAGGCACGTACAAGAGAAGAACAATCACACTCTGTCTTGACTTTTGTGTTAATGCCATGCTTAATGACTCCGTAGCGTTCCGATTGGTCATAGCCGATATTTTTATTGTCAGATGCAATCTGCATAGCTTCGGCTAACTTCTCCGCAACCTTATTATTCTTTGCTCTTAACACATTCCATCCCTTAGAATGGTTGTAAAACTTCTGTGTAGACACTTCCTGTCCGGTCTGATCTCCAGCTTTTCCACCAGAATAGCAGTTTCCGTGTTCATCATGCCTAGCACTTCCGATAATTACTGCCATAGCGATACCTCTTTTCTTAAACTATCTTTGGCTTTGGTAAATGTGATTTCCTTGATTCAGCCGCCCATGCTTCTTCTGCCTTAAGCATTTCTCGTATCTCTGCATCGGGATCGTCCGTATTCTGCTTTTCGATAGAATCATAGCAAGTTTCTTTCACGTACTTACTATTACCCTTGCCGAATGTCGCGTCTATTGCGGTCACAAGTGCTGACGTTGCATATCTGCCAAACCACATATACATTTCCATGTCGCGTTGCTTCCATTCTGCCTTATATGCATCCACATAAGGCTTAAGCAACTCTGGATTCATCATATCTATATCATCAATGGAAAATCCGTAGCCTTTCGTTACCACAAGGTAAAACGGACGGATTTCCGCAACGTAATATTCCCATGTTAATTCTTGGCTTTCGCTTTGGATGGGGTCTTTTTCTTCTCCTGCTCCTGCTCCTGTGCTCTCTCCAACGACTCCATCATCTGCGCTAAAAAACCGTTTGTCATCATTTCCTTCTGCATATCAGCGAATAAATCCATGCAGTTAATCTCGTTTGTGTCAATCGCACCATAGAGAATGTCGGACACCTTCTCAAGTTGCTCATCGTAGCCTTCGTTTGTTTTGTAATCATATCCAAATTCTTCATTGTGATGCATCTGCAATCCCACAAGAAGTGTCTTAGGAAGTGTTTCAAGAAGAATATCTTCCATAGAAGAAATATCTTCCATGTCCTGTGTCTTCATAATATCCTGTAAGATATGTGATTTTAATGATGGTCTTGTTGCAAACTGAATTGTATATTCTTTTCCACCTAATTTTGCTTTCATGTTTTACCTTGCCTTTCTGACCTATATTGGCAAGGGGCAGTGTTTCCACCGCCCCATTGTTGCTTTTTATACTTCAAGTTCTGCTATCGACCGTTCATCCTCGCCTACCGGTGCGGTCGATTGCTCGTCCGATAGGCTTTCTACCCCACCACCGTAACAGTGAATGTACCATCGTTGTTATCAACGACAGTCAGCTTATCTGTAACAAGCTCTGATGCTGTACTTGGAATAACTGTTACCGTCATTTCAAGGATTTCATCGTTTCCACCTACATCATTAGGTGTGGCTGTTGCAGTTCCTACATATGCGTACTTCGCTACACCGCCAATGCCGTCCGTTCCGTACAGATGGATAATATCAAGTTTTTTATCTCCATATCCATCCACCTTTGAAAGATATTCTTTTTCAAGGTTTCCTGTGATTTCTCTTGAATCAGAAGTCTTAATTCCTTTTTCAAAAGTCTGCTGGTCATCTTCCATTGTGGTTGACTCAACAGTGTTTGGTGGTGATGCAGGGCTTGGAACTGACTTAGCCGCAACCAAAAGATTGTATGTTCCTGCAAAGTCAGCCTGTTTGTCCGTGTGCTCTTTTGCAATGACACGAGTTCTATAACTTGTTGATGCCATATTTTCTACTTCCTTTCTGCTTATAGCTGATCTAAATGCTCAACGTTTCCAATTACGCGAGTTGCGCGGAATGTAACCGTTCGCACTTGCTTGGAAATTGTTTGGATTACATTTGATACCTCAAACATTTGTTGTTTAAAAAAAGACACCGCATATGCTGCGATGTCCTTAGTTGATTTTCTTGAACCTTTATTCGTTATTGTAATTTGAAATGTTGGGCGAATTGCGTTGATTGTCTTTGCTTCATTAGTTCGTCCGGCTTCTGTACCACCTATTTGTCTGACTAAAAGCGTCGGGAATGTTGCGGTGCCGCCCGATTCTTCATCTTGCGTCACTTTAATTCCTTTTACCTTGCTTTCCATGTACGATTTCAAAAGGGAACATAAGGTATCTTCAAAATCAAGTGCCCAACTATTTAACTCATTTTCCACCAAATACCTCCCTTGCAATCTTTACATACTGTTGAATAATCCGTTGTTCCGCATTATACATAGGCATTGTGGCTTTGATACCGTGGGTATAACGCCATGTTTCGGTCTTATCGTCCCAATAGTACCAACCATCTTCAAAAGCGTGTATTTGCCCCGGATACGTGCCGACACCGAATCCAAGTTCCGGTGCTTTTGGGTTCTCTTTGGAGTTATAAAAAATACCGGCTCCAAACTCTACCGCCAACAAAGTATAGAACGGTTCTCTATCTTCTGACATTACCGTTTTTCCGGTTGCAATCAAAATCGCGTTCGAGGTCATTAACTGTGGTGCTTTATCTACCCTTACCGTTATCGTGTTCCCTAATGGTGATTCCGATATGTGTTGTATTGCCACCGTCTGACCTATCTGTGCAAGCCTAGAAACAAGTAAATCGCATTTAGCCTGTAAACTATCGCGGTACTTTTCTAATTCCTTTATGGCGGCTTGTATGGATTTAGTGGATAGTGTCATTGAAATAGTTTTCTTTGCCATGTGATTACCTACTTAATATTCTTCCGAAGAAGAAACAAATCCGTGGTCAGTCCTTCATCGGCAACGCCTTTTACGATGTAATCTGCGGTTTCTGAATCCACAAGTCCATCATCAGTGCGTTTGACTTCCGAACGTTTCCACACCACATCACCGGCTTTCAGTGGCAAATATCCTTTATCCGTGACAAGCTGACAGTATGATGTACTATCATCAATTCCGAATTCTTTCACAAGGGCTTCTGACAACTTATTGCTGATATTGGCTTTGAATGTCGTAGGTTCTGAAAACCCTTCAACTTCCTCGCCTTTTGGAATCTTGTTGCCTTCGGAATCTAAATAAGGTACAAAGTTTCCATCGGAATCCTTGTACCCTTCATAGACAATATCTCCATTTTCGTCAGTTTGTGGAATGAATACCCTCTGACCGGATTGCGAATATTTCATTTCCTGCTTGTTAATGTCAAGCATTGGTGTTTTCCTCCGGGATTCCGGCAACACTTGTCAGAAGCGATAACACTCCGGCAAGGACTGATGCGGAAAGAACATATTTCCAATCCACCGCACCCATAAATGCCGCCGTTCCAATTCCTGCAACTGCCGCCTGCGCAACTGTCTTAATTGCTCGGATTCCGGCTTTCTTAGTCCAATCCTTCCAATTCCTCATGGCTCTTATCTCCTTTCCCTATATGAATCTCTTCAATCTCATGTTTCATTTTCGTAACCATGCCGTTTCCACCTAACGCATGGTACGCATCATACATCTCGCAGAAGTTCTGATAGGCATATGACGGTATTTCTCCGATTCTGGTGTACTTTGCATGGTATTCAATGAGCTGGACGCGCAAAAGAAGCATTGTTCCCTTACTGTTCGCGTCCCTGCTTTTCTTTTGCTGTTTAAGAAGCCAAACTATATATCCAAGCACTATCGGAAGTGCCACAAGATAAGTTTGAATCAAAATACTTTTCATTTGAATCTCCTTTTGGCGCACTGCCCACCACCGCTTAATGTGCGCCGCCTGCAACCATAATGGTCACGCTCAATCTTCTTTATAAAACTTTAGCAAATGGAAATACCCCGACAAATAGCTTTTCTCTGTCTCTCCAAGCTCTGCTCACACCATTCTCGCTAAAACTTTCCATAAATTCTTCACCAGACTGTGAATGGTCATAGACAGCCAGATTGACAATGACACTTTGGTGTTTCTTTAAGTCTTCAGCTATCATTTCATCTGTGTAGCTGTCGGGATAATTTCTCTTTGCCTTTACATCTTCTGCAGCCTGTTTAATAAGCTGTTCGATTACCGGATTATCTTCTTTGTTATCGAACACTACCACATCAGATGTTGTTTCATCATCATTTGTGGCTGTATCAATATGAAATTGTTTAAGTCTGATTTTAACTTGCTCTAATGTGGTGTATTCCATAATTTCAGCTCCTATAACCCTAATTTCTCAATTAACAGTTCTTTAAGTTCTGCTCCTGTAAGCTCTATTGCGTTCTCAATACCTTGTTCTAATGCAAGTGTTTGCAAGTCCGCTGTTGACATACGCTTAATATCTGTCTTTGTGTAGTCGCTTGTAGGTTGAGCAGGGAACTTGTCCTGCTCTTCCTCATACTTAAGCTCATCTCCATAAACAGCTTCTTGTCTTACATTATCTGCTGTTACTTCTTCGCTCTGCTTTGCGGCGTTGATTTTATGTCGTCTTAATAACATATAAACACCTCTTACTTTCCAAACTTAGCAAGAACAACCTTTGAATCATTGCTTAAGACTGCTGTATAGTGTTCATCACCAGAGATAACAGTTGTCTTTGCAAGAATATCTCTGTCTGATTCAATCTCAACGCTTCTCTTCATATAGATTGTAAGTGCATTCTCTTCCTCTGATGCGCCATCTGCACCTGCGTCCTCGTTAGGATCATCTGCTGACACGATAACAATAGGGCAAGCGTAGAACTCTGTTGTAACAGACTTTAACTTGCTACCTACCTTAATTTCTTTGCCCTTTGGCTTAAGCGTATGTGCAAGTGCTGTGTCAAGGTGAACATTCGTTGCATCCTCACTTGTTGTATCAGCTACAACATTGATTGTTCCTGTTGAATCATCAAGCTCATACTTAACCAGCTTAACTTTCTTAGACTTAACAACCTGCGCTCCTGCAATAGAACCGATAGTTCCATTCATAATTACATTAAGTGGGTACTTGTCATTGCTCTTGAAATCATCGTCATTAAGTAATGTTGCTTCCTGTGCTGGGTTAATGAATAATATCTTTGTAAGTGATGAATCAGATTCATCATCAAATTTGCTATTAGCCGCTACAACTGCTGAATAGCTGATAGGTGCTGCTGTTCCATCGTAATCAATAGGTGCTGTGCAAAGTGCGTCATAGCTGTCATTATCAACTTTTGCAGCGATTGACATAGCAATCTGATTGATAGCTGTACCAAGTGGGTCGCCATAACCAGATAATACTGATTCATCTGTAAGCTCTACAGCCTTGCCTGCTTTCTTAACCTTTGCTTCTGTTGTAGATGTTGTAAGTACTGTTGTACCCATAGCAACACCTTCTGCTACATCTTCTGCGTCACCAATATAAGCATACTTTGGCACAACGATTGTGCTTCCCGGTCTGCCTACAAGTGTTGTATCAACTCTTGCAATAGGCGAAAACTTAATTTTCTTTGGTAACTTAGCTGATACCATATCAGCCATTACTTGTGGGTCTACTAAATTTTCTAACTTAGTCTGTGGCATAGTTTATTTACCTCCGTTTTCTACTCTGTGAACTTTTTATAAAGTTCTGGATTCTTATTTTTGAACTCCACTCTTTCGTGGTAATTCATCTTGTTGAACTGTTCCTGTGTTATCGTGCTTTCTTCTCCACCGCCTGCATTAATAGCCGGTCTTGATTTAAGCCACTCTGCCTTTGCTTCTTTAACCTGTCTTTGCACTTCATTAGCAATTACAGTTGCTATAAGGCTATGGTCTGCATCTGTAACAGCCTCAATCAAAGAATCAATATCCTTTCCATCACCTATAACTTTCTGATAAGCATTGACAGCTTTCATATGATTAAGTTCTTTGCTCATGTTCTCGAACTTTTCAGCCTGCAATTTTTCAGCTTCCGCTTTTGCTTCCGCTTCCTGTTCTTCTGCTGTCTGCTTCGAGCGAAGTTCTTTCTTGTACTTAGCTGCTTCTGAACTGGCTTTATCGGAAGCGTTCTTATACTTCTCTTTTTCAGCTCTTTCACTAGCGAGCTGTGCCATAAGTTCTTCTACGCTAGGTGTATGCTCTTCGTTCTGTGGTTCATTGTTGGTTGTTGGTTCTGTTGTTGTGTTAATTACATCTGCCATAATTTCTTTACCTCTGCTTTCTGCGTTTTTGTTGTTCTCTCAACTTCTTGCGATATTTGTATTGCCCTTTCTCTAGGGCATATAAAAAGCCACAAGGCATTTTCTACCTTGTGGCTCAATATCAATTATTTATCTGTTCTGCTCTTATCTATAACCGGACTATTTTCTGTCTGGTCTGATAAGTCTTGCATTGTGCGGTCTTTATTAGGTGGCTGTTCTCCATCTCCACCCTCCGCTTGGTTCTGTGTGCCTTTGTTGATTATACTGTCTTGATATGCCTTAACCATCTCTCCGCTTCTCGCTACAACATCGTTAGGGTCATCAAAGAATGGAATTGCATTAACTGTATCTTTAAGGCTAAATCCGTGGCTTATCAATGTTGCCATGGCATTAACCTTGGTTGACATTTCATAAGTTTTTTGTCGCTTAATGTTAGGCTTTACATCTCTTGCCCTTAATTTAAGTAATGGATTACTGCTAGCAACATTGTTTGACAGCTTGATAGCCGCAAGAACAACTTTTATTTCTTCCATTTTGCAGCCATCAGTAATTAATTGTTGTTTTGCAGCTGCTGTTTCAGCCTGTGACCAACCTGTTGCGTCTGACATTGCAACTCCTGTACTACCACCACTGTTATCATTTCGTTGTGGCACATTGCATTTCTGCAAGATTATCTGTCGCCTTGATTGGATATTATTAAGCATACCTGTGTAATCATAATTAATTGCAAGTGGCTCAACTATTGGAGTTTTGCCATCTGCCGATGTGTAGGTCTGCATCCATTCTCCAGATTTTGGTTTTCTTACTTTTTCAGTAATGCGTTGTGTTCCATCTTTATCAACTGTTGTTTCCTGTTCAACTGGGAAATCAACATCATTTGTATGCCATACTGCCTGTGTATTCTGTTCGACATCATTTGTAAAATCTGAAATGAGTAGGTTTAAGTTATCCATTTCAGATATTTGCCGTTCAAAACAGCCCATTCTATCAAATGACCTTGTGTATTCAATGATAGGAATTTTATGCAGTGGGTTTTCTTCTCCACTTCTCTCCAAAAAACCCCATTTTGTTTTTCCTTTATTTTTTCCGTTAGTGATTTTTATTCCGTCGGTAATTTCATATCTCGTATCTTTGGTAAAACAAGTGTAATACCTGGTGCCGCTGTGCTTATCTTTTATATATGTCCCGGCAAGAACAACTCTCTTGTCGCTGTAGGCGGTTGATCTTACAACAAATGTCGTTCTTGGGTCTAATACATTATATGTGAAATAGCTTTCCCCATCCTCGTATTCTGTATTTACATCAATAAGGACATATCCAACACCACCGATTTCAACATATCTTGCAAGTTTCTGCTGCTTCTGTCTTGCGTTCTGTGATTCGTAGCAACTGTTTAATTCCACTATAGCTTTTGTAAGGTTAGAATCCTCATTGTCGCCATTTTGAACTAACGTTATAGGATTTCCCCACTTAAAACCTAAATTAAACTCCGTGACTTCATTAGCCACATTATCACAACACTTACAGTCAATGTCTGGTCTGTAAGTCTTTGGATTCTTCCTAACTATTGGCTGTATTCCTGCGTCATAATCAAGAAGAAACTGTATTCTATTAGAATTGATATCATGTTCCAAAATTGCTTCACGCAAAATTGGTATTATATTGTCAGACGTTATTTCTTTTGCGCCTGTATATATGACAATTCTTCCTGCCTGCATTGCCTACACCTCTAATAAAATCTCATGCCGTTCGAACTTCTTCTGTCCGGTATTTCCTTAATCTGAAAATCGTCATCATCGTTAGGTACATACCAAATCCACTTGTGGCAGTGCCTACAAGCCAGTTTATGTGTTCGTGGGTCTTTGTTGTCTGCTTTAGTTAAAAACTTATGGCAGTTCGGACACATGATTGATTTATCTTTATTCATATAAAAATTCATATTTTTACCTCGTTGCATAACAAAAGCACCGCCACAATTAAGCAACGGTGCTTTTGATGAAGAATGTGTTTATGAAAAACATCTTTGTAACTTCTTACAAATACAGTATATCATTGGAGCAATATGACATTCTATGACATCTTTAAATACGTGTTACCATATTTTTCTTCAAATGCTTTAAGAGCCTTTCCGTGAAGTCTGATAATTTGTCTCCATGAGTATTTCATTTCTGTAGCGATAACTTCAAAAGTTTTCTTTTCGATATATCTTGAAAACAAAATATTATAGCAATCTTCATTCTCTATGCCGTCTATTTGCCCTATAATCAAGTCTTTTTTTTCAATGTATTCATCTATCATGTTATCAAGATTATGCTCCATTTCGTCAATTTTAGCGTATGTAGAGCCTATTTTATCTGGGTCAGATGACGACATTACTCTTTCTTCATTTTTTACCGCCGATATGCTGTGGGAAAGCTCTCTAAGCTGCGATACCTCTGCCAGCTTATTATTTATCATTCTATTGAGTCTGCTTATTTGGTTCAAATAATCCTTGGTTGTCATACAAACCCTCCTCTTATATCGGACTTGACATAATTGTTGCTTTACGAACACATTTTCCTCTCATTTCATTCTCAAACAATGCAATGGAATCCGGTGCATCATCATGCTTTACTTTTCCACTTCTTGTCATGGTTGTAAGTTCTTTCATAAACTTGTAATATTGGCTCTGTCTGTCCATTTTCTTGAAATCGCGGAAATAATAATCACGAATGATATTATCTCTCGCATTTTCCATTCGAGTTATCTTGTTTGAACAATTAAACTTAAACCTTGCGCTACATCTTCCGCCTTGCTTTTTTACAATGTCCATTACATCTCGACCAAAATATTCTCCGGCACTGTTGCTCTCGAATGTAACCGTCTTTACGTTGTGCTTAATAAGCATATTTGCACATTCCGGCTTGGTAAACTGTGTTCCGGCATTATCGAACACTACATCCACAATATAAACCTCGTTGCCGTACACATAGCCAATCGGCATTGAGCAGCTATCTTCTCCCTTATCTGCACTATCACAAGCCGCCATAATTGCATCTGGTTCTCGATCAACAGGAAGTTCCTCAAAATAATTAAGCTCATTCTCCGCAAACATTCGCCCTTTTGCTTCAAATGGTTCTTGTTGGAACTCTGCCGCCCACGTTTCTTCCGAAACAAGTTTTCTTTCCTTTTGGTAGTAAACGGTTGTGAATATCTTCCGCAATCCCTTTTTATCTTTTCGATAAATCTCCCAATTGCTTTCATCTGTAATTGGGTCAAGTGCCGGAATAGCAACTTCTTTCCATCTCCACTCCAATTCATCAGCTTTATTTTGTAAAGCCGTGATTGGGTCATACAAGCTGTATTTCGTCCCCTGTATGATAATAGGCGTTCCCTCTAATCGTCTACCAAGAACATCGTCTGTTACTTTCTCGCAAAGGAACTCTAATCTATCTCTATTTCGTGCTTCCTCATGGTTTTTAACACAGTCATCAATATAGACAAGCACATTTGCTTCGGTACATCCTACGATCGCACCATCAATAGGTCTACAGGTAAATGTTGGGAAGATATTTTTGCTCTTAAGGTCGATTGATAGGTTTTCAGCACTTTTATAGTCCTTTTCGCCTATCTTTGTTGCTTCCGGGAAAACGCTTAAGAATCTGTTGTACGTGCTTTCTGTTTCAAAGCCTTGCAATAAACCACCATAAAATCGCTTAACAAGTCCTTCGCCTTTTCCAACACCGAATATACTTCCGTCCGGGTCGCGTCCGCCCATCATCTGTGCCAATTTCAGACCGCCTGTTGTTTTTCCTGTTCTTTTCGGTTGCGATACAGACAGAAAATCCAATTTTCCGTCATAAATCTCCTGGTATGCTCCGACTACAGGTTGTAGCACTTTTCTTCTTGGAAAATAAAATCTTTTCCACGGATCCTTTTCATCAATTTCAATGTAATAAAAAAAGCTGTCCACGAGATAGGCTGATTCATACATCAAAACATCGTAGAATTGTTGAAGCACCTTGTATGTCGTATCATGTTCCCCGGCATACACTTCTAAGTCTGCGACTCTGCCACCTGTATATTGTTTGACATAGCTTGCTATAAGTTGTTTTGCCCTTGCGGATATTTTCAATCCATAATCAACATCATGTTCTGTCCTTAAGGCAACCGCTACGGCTTGTATGTATGCATCTATTACCTGTTCATCAACGCCTTTTCTCTGTATGTAGTTTTCATATCCATTTACTGCATTGATTAACTGCTTTGAAGCCAAATAAAAAGCACCTCCGCAAAAGCAGAAGTGCCTTGACCTCTGCCTATAACTGTTTTAGGGTAGCGACTAACTCCATTTGTTAGCCGGCAATATATTGTTAGATTGTTGGCATCCCTTCATTGCAAACCGGATGCAATTTGTTTATAAGTGCATTATAATCATCAATTACATACCTTACCGGAATCGTATATGCTTTAATTCCATATTTATTTGCTGTTTCCATTTCAATACAACAGCCGTTCCAATCATAGCTCTCACATATCCCCATGAACACATCAGCCTGTGCCAGCTTCTTAAGGCTTTCACCTAAATACCATACAGCTTCTTTGCTGTCTTTAGGCGGGTTATCTTCAATGTAGCTGTCGATAAGCTCTAACTCTTCGCCCTCGTATATTTCAGCAATCTTTTTCATCTTTTGGATGCTTGCTTTGATTTCTTCCTCTGTTCTGCCTTTCATCGGCACGCTTACGAATAATTTTTTCATAAAAATTCCTTTCCGCTGATAATCAGCAATCATTGTTCTAATTCATCAATTCTGTTTTCAAGTACATTTATGTACTCTCTCATCTTTTGTCCGTCTCTCTCTGAAAGATACTCAACACCAGTAGTTCCTATTTCCCACGATATTTCTTTTAAATGTTTGATTGCATTTTCAACTTTGTCATCATCACGATTAAGCTCTTCGCATAAGCGCTTAGCAATATCTTTAAACGGCTGTGGGTGTTCTACTCTGTCTAATGCCTTTTCAAAGGTGTAGTCTTTCTTGTAATCCATAATAATTCCGACAGCTTCATATTTTCCAAGATTTACTCCAATAAATCTATCAGAAATAGTAGTCCATATTGCATATAAATTATCTGTATCATCCTGCAATGCAACTATCAGCATTACTTCACCCCAATTCTATTGATTTTACCGCATTTCGGGCATTTGATTTCAGCCTGTCCATTGAATTTTCCTAACAGGCGGTTGCATTTACTACAACGTGCATCTACTAAATGATGCTGATGTTTCCACTCTTCAATCAGTCGATATATAAAATCTCTTCCAACATTTCTTGGTGGAATGCAATACAAGGACATATTCTCTTTCTCGCATTCCTCATATTTCTGAATCAACTGTTTCTGAAATTCGGATAACGGAAATGGTGCAATCTTCTCTGCGAACTCAACCAAAGTCATTTTATCTTCCTGTCTGGTTGTCTGCGCAAATGTGTCATGTTCTAACCGTTCAGTTTCTTCATCTGTTATTGTTTCTATTAATTCTGCTATACTCATTTCCAATGCACCTTGAACCCTTTCTTCTTATACTCCTCTACGGCTTTTCTAAGGCTCATATCGTCCTCATACTTTTCATTCAGCATAATCACCACATTTCCTTTTTCAATGCCGTATATGTTGCAATTTGCAAGTTTCTTAGCCGTTCCAAGGATGGCTTTTGCCTGCTTGCGGCTCATTTCATAGGTTTGTGTTCCCATATTAACTGTCATTTCTCATAAACTCCTCAAAATCTTCCATACATTTATAGCACAAGTCGTATGTGGTATTAAAAACGCCGTTTCTTGTAACCGAATTTCCGCAAAGTATTCCTTTTTTAATTTCCGCACCACAACGATCACAAGTACACCATTCTTTTTGATGTTTCATATAAATCCCTCACTTATCACATTTGATTCCCGGAATGAATGTCCCTTTACCTACACAAGCATCTTCAAAAGTCGTAATTTCTATTGAACATCCGCAACTAACCGGGTCTAATGGACAATTTTCATGATTAATACATGTGCATAAAATTTCTTTTTCCTGTTTCATCATTTCACCAACTTTCAAACTAACCCTAGCATGCATAAAATATCAAGTTCCGATATTTCTTTTGCACCCTCTCTTGTGTGCGCAAGAATTTCTTCCGTCGAGCATTTTTCCATATCGTTGCACTTACTCTTATCAAAATTTCTCGAAAAACAGTAATGTAGACAATACCCATATCCGACTCCAAGTATAGTACCATGAATACTTTTACAGACAACATTGTAATTTTCTGTTTTTAAAATATCATGTTCTCCATCTAAGAAACATTCTTTTCCGTTGTTATCCATTTTCTTTTTGAGATATTCAAGAAAAATTCTCATGTCTTTTTCTGAATCGGAAATATACAAAATAGAATCCTTCTCTCTGTCATCAATTATTTGTTTCGATTCATTACCACAGTGTTCATACATATTACGTCAACCTTTCTAAGCACCATTCATAAACATATTCCCAAAATGCAAATCATTTAGTGCTTTTTCTAATTCGTCTTTGTACCGAAATGGGCTTAAAGGGCTTTTTATTTCTTCCCTCAATATAGGTGACATATTGTCTATCAAAATGCCTTGTGTAGCACTTGAAAGATTTTGTGGTGGCAAATCCGCTAAAGCGCATAACTCCATTCTTTTATTGTCGCATTTTTCAGATTTGGGGCAACTTTTACATTTTTCTGCTAATTTGCTTAAAGGTTCTGCCATTACTACACCAGCTTCCTGCCGCACATAGGGCAAAAATTTACTTTTACTTTTACTTCACTGCTAAACGCAATTTTGTTAGTGCAAAGTGATGCATATATGCATTCATTTGTAAAATCCAAACCTAATGTTATTTTGCCTAATACTCCAAGGTCAATTCCCTTTTCTTTTGAAACTGACCAACCATCTTCATCAAAATTGCAAAATTTACACATTCTTACGCCCTTCTCCTTTATTGAATACCACGTTTTCAAATATTGCTGTTTCTACCTTATCCGGCTGATTTTCTGGGATGTTCCTTCCCGGAATCTGCGTAAATAAGTATTTGCAATAAGGGCACATATTAACTTCGGAGCCAAGTATTAGCATTCCGCAGCACAAGCAACTTGTCATAATTCGCACCTCAATCATAGCAAAAATCGGAATCCTCGTGAGATTCCGTGTCTTTTGTTTGATATAAATATTCCACAATGTTTTTATCATCAAATAGCGGCACAGGGAATCGAACCCTGTCAGACCAAACCATGCCAACCGCTTTCAAATCTGCAATTTCTAATCACGGAAGGGTTTTCTGTTGCCAATGATACCGCTACCATCCATAAGTCCCCATTGACCGGAACTATTGCAGTAGCACCCGGCTAAGTGGAGATAAGGATAAACGCAGATATTCGGACTCGAACCGAAACACCGTTTTCGGCTACTGACTGTTTAGCAAACAGTTTCCTTACCAGTTAGGATTATATCTGCACGCGCCGGGCATGGAAGTTCCACACCCGAACCATTCCTTGCGCTTCAGAATGGCGCGGTGCTACTAACACCGCTCAATGGCTTGTGGCGGTATCGAGCCGCCCTATACAGATTTTCAGTCTGTCGCTAATCCATCTCAGCTAACAAGCCATGTCGTGTAGTTTCCGTTTTTCCTTGCTCCACACTACACTAAGTGCAAGGTTCTTTTAGTCAGCGGTTACCGCCATCTTTTGAATGACAACCGCTCAATCCAGTTACCTGTGCTAAGTTTAACCGGTATATTGATTAGCACCTGCATTTCTGTAATAAACACACTAGGGGCGTACTGGCAACATCACCTGTGGGGATTGCAGGAATCGAACCCGCGACAACCCGGATATAAGCCGTGTCTTCTGCCACTGAATTAAATCCCCATAACCGTCATCAGACGGTTAGCAATATATTTTACGTGCTATGCGTTACACGATTCCGGTTTACAGCTTTTCACCGGCAACTCAATGTTACCATGCAAGCCTATTTCCATGGTTCTACTCCGAATTAAATTATTGCAGAGCAATAGGCAAGCATCGTATTTCAGCCAAAACATAGACCGCCTGCAAGCAGACAGCATAATTTGACCGAGTAGGTGGGTGAGGATTTGAACCTCACATAATCGGATTCTGAAAAGGTGTTGTTGCTGATTACGGATGATTTTCCGCCTATCACTTGGCAACACTCTTACCGATCAGCTTCTTTGCTTGCATTTCGTTCTGCCACCACCTAACTTCTTAAGGGGAATTACATTTTCACAGCTCGGACACCGTGGGATAGATGCCCGAACCATGATTGACTGCTATATGGATTGCACGTCTGCAAATTACAAAGCGGATACCGCTCAACGCCATATAGTCTTACGCCAAGATGCCGCCCTCTGCGACAAATACCACCGGACGGTCTCGCACCGTCCTTAACAGAATCGTCCTAGTGGCGAAAGGAGGAACCCAAATGCTTGAATCACTCAACCAAGGGTTCAAGTACATATGAAAAACATACGTGGCTACATGAAACGTCAGCATGCAACCAATTAGGCTACCGGGATTCGAACCCGGAATACAGGAATCAAAACCCTGTGCCTTGCCGCTTGGCGATAGCCCATCATTTCCAAATGACCATAATATTCATTGCAAAAATCGCGTATGAAAGCAAATACCCCATTGCGTTTGAATTGTCTTTTTGTTTTACCTGTCCTCCCATAAGTCCCAGCATTACGAGGGCATCTGTCGCTGTTGCGATTATCTTTAAAATCATATCAATATCCCCCATCCTCAAAGCTGTGTTCCTGTTTGAATCGTTCCATTTCATTTACACTCATACCGAAGATCCCGGCAGATGAATCAGAGTCCGTATGTTCGAAATACTCGCCCTGCTGTGGAAACATAAACCGGAACATGGCATAGTTTGCAACGTCACACAGGTATTCAAGGTTTCCGGTCTCTTCAAACTTGGCAAGACACATTTTCAAACTTTCGATTGCATCCACATTCCCTGTGTAAAAGTTCATTCTTGCCGGTCCGTATTTGTAATACGACTGTTCAATCAATCCTTTGCGTTTTTCATCAAAGGTTTCGGAATACTCGGTTTTCATCAACTCATTGCTGCAGCTTGCCATTAAACATCACCTTCCGCTCTGTGGTTTGCCCTTTCAATGTCAAACCCTTCCGGATAACGTGCCTTAAGCTTGTCTACGTTCATTTGCATGATTTCATCCAAGCTCCAGCCGAAGGATTCGCAAAGCATTGCAAGATACCAACAAATATCTCCAGCTTCTTTCTTTGCGTGGTCAATATCAAGCTGTTTCTCGTGGAAAATCCATTTTTTAATAATGTCGTTGAACTCTCCAACCTCGCCGGATAGTCCAAGACAAGCATTGAAAATACCGCCAAGGTCATAATCTTTCAACGCAGATGCAATATTGTTCTTTTTGCAAAATTTAAGCAAATCAAGTTTATCCGAAATTCTTTCTGTCGCCTTGTGGTTTTTCGTACGCATGGCTAATGTCTGATACTCATTTCCGGTCATATATCATTCTCCTGTCCGAAACACTCTTTTTTGTTTTTAAAAAATTTTTGGAAATTTAGTTGCGATTCGCAACGTGAAAGTGAATTGTTATAAATTTATTATAGCCTATTTACGATGAAAGTCAATGGGTACCGTAAGTGGCTTTTTATTTTTTGAGGAATTTGAGGGACTTAGTAGCCGCCCGGTGGTCTTTCTGTCAGACCCCCTCCCCATCCTTTTCTTGCAAACATGGAAATCTAAAATATTTTCCGTTTCGTTCTGTTGTCATTGTGTGAAAATCAAATTGTTTTAATACAATTCATGTCATACCCTTGCAACTATTCGCAAAACCTAACTTTTCCGAATAGTTCACGAATAGTTGAAACGCTACAACCCTTGATATTACTGCATTTGTGAATTGTAGAATAACCGCACACAATTTAAACCGTATTATTTGCCACTGCATCTGTGAATTGTGTATCAATTGCGTGCAATTCTTGGCTCTTTTTCTCGTCCAGCCTTGGCAGTTCCTGCGCTGTGATTGCCCTTCTTTGGGTGGCATTATCGCCAATTCCTGGCTGATTCATGCCAAATTCGTTGTTGCCCACGAACATAGTACCCACTGGACTGTTGGAGTCATACGCTCTATCAAGGATGCAATCCTTGCGAGATCGTTGCAATTTTTGCCACATCTTGAAAGCCAACGAGCTTGGTTCTTCTGTACTCCATATATCCATTGTGTTTGTAGGTATATTACAAAAATAACTGAATGCCACTGTACTTACCAACTTGCTGTATACATTGGATATATATATATAATAATCACAAAGCTTATATAATACCTCTCTATCGTATCTATTGCAGTTAGTCGGTATAGTTCCATTGTTAAGAGGACTTAAACTCTTGTCCTTTAATACTTTCGTATCCGGGAATAGATGCATACCAACATACTGCATAACAGCTTTCCATTGTCTCTGTCCAGCTTTTAGTAAATCTTCGATGTGAAATTCTATACAAGCGTTGTCTATTAAATCTTGCACAGTTGATGTATATATTTGCACTGTACCCAGATCCACTATAAGGGTTGTAAGATCTACATTCTCTACACTCTTTACATCCTGCATATACTATTCACACCTCCGTTCTGTTTAATCTCTTTGATTCTGGTATACACTATTTCCGGGATTAAAGTCAAGCCTTATTTTTTACGGTGTTATATATATTACGCCGCGCGCGTATGCGGATATACACTTACTATAAACCTATAGACTTTAGATACAGTATATTATTATAATTTAAAAGATTAAGAAAAAGATAGAGAAAGAGAAACATAGTTCTGAAAAAGCGACGTCAGACGATTGTGTAGCCTTATGTCAGACGATTGTCAGACGATTTTTTGCAAAAACTGATACTATTCTATCATTTTTGGACTTATCAAAGACCTAATGCACCTAGCTTTGTTTATAAAAATTTAAGAAAAGTTTTATAGTTTGTTTACGGCTTTTCGGAGATTTTGTAAGATATGCCCGGACGCGTTGTTGATTTTGGATATGGCAAAAAGAAAAGGCAGCCGGAAAAGCTGCCCTTTGCTTGCATTGATTATATAATTACTATGTGTTACAATTTATTTGATTGAGAGCGGCGGCAAGTCCGCCCTCCCTTTCATTCCCTAAAACCTAATCGTTAGGCTTTTCTTTTTTTGCCATGTTGCGAACCTCATCTATTGCTTTTTGAACTTCGTCCATGTCCTTACATCCTGCAAATTTATCAGCTACGAGATTTAATATAACTTCCATCTGTTTATCTGTCATTTCGTTCATTTGTTCTCCTTTCTCCGCTTGCCCGGCTATTGTCTTCCGACAGCTTTATAATAATCTATTATCGTGTATATGTCAATAGTCTATTTTCATGTATTTTAATTATTTTTATATTCCATAATATCGCCCGGCTGACAATTTAGCAGTCTGCATAGATTACATATAACCTCACAAGTTACATTTTCATTTTTTGTCAGCTTTGCCACTGTATTAGAATGGATTCCGTTATTCTTTAACCACTGCTTATTGTATTCCTTTTTTTCTAAGACATTCCACAGCTTGGAAAAGTCAATATATCCGTTTGCACCATAATTCGCCATGCGTAACACCTCTTTTCTTTTTATATATGATAATAGATTTTTCACACCATGTCAACGTCTATTCTCATGTATCATATTGCACAATAAACTGCTGTTTTGTGTCGTCTATTTTCGTGTATTGTGTCAATTGTATTATAATCTATTATCGTGTACTATTAGTATATCAAATGAAACACGAAAGAGAGGTTACAACATGAAAGATATGAAAGCGGCAGAAACATTATTAGAAAGAAAAGGTTATTATATTTCGAATCAGTTTGACGGCTTTACCACTCTTCCGGATGAATACGAATTGAGCGACGTAAACGGAAATGTGGTTATTGACCATTTGAGCGAAGCGCAGATTTTACAGATTTCGGAAATTTTATAGGGAGGGCTTAAATATGAGAAAGACGGGAATGCGTTTTACATGGGAAACAACAAAGAACGGTGACGCAATCAATGAGCTGAAAAAGAACAATATCGCGTTTGAGTATAACCACTTTGGGGAACTCACAGCCGACTTTTACAGCATTGGGATTTTTGAAAAAGTCGATTTTGAACACGTCCAAGGTGATGTATTTGAAATCTGCA